ACGCCTACTTGCGGGCGTTTGCGATCGAGATGGCGACTGGCAGAACCCCGTTAGATGGTCGGCTCGTGGCTCGAGCGGCGATGTATGCCGATGCGGCTCGAGGAACGCAGCGCGGCATGATGGGCCGAGTAGCGATGATGAACGGCCGTGACGAGGAGCGCAACCAGTTAGGCGGCTCAGATCGGCACTGTGGCACGTGCTTGGGCTGTTCGGCTCAGGGTTGGGTAGCGATCGGCTCGCTGCCGGCAATTGGCTCTAGATCCTGTCTGAGTAACTGCCACTGCAGCATGCAGTACCGGAGCGCGGCATGATCGAAACGGCGCCGGCGACGCTGAGCCTGTATACCAACTATCTGGCGGCTGTGCGCGAGGCGATCAAGCAGAAGCCGTCAGAGTGGACGTTCAAGAGCGATCCGCGCTATCAAGAGGTGCTCGAGCACACGCCGGTCGAGTTCGCCGAGATCATGCTCAAGTGGTCGTTCGCGCAGATGCCGAACCTGAGTATCGACTACGTGCGCTTACTGTGCAGGCAGAATGACAGCATTGGAACGCCGGTACAGGTGCCGATCGCTGACCTCGGTACGTACTCGACTGGCAACATGAGGTACCTGTGCCACGCGATCAAAGTATGGCAGCACATCGACTCGCTGGACGTAGACCAGATCGACGTTGTTGAGATCGGCGGCGGCTACGGGGGGCTGGCGTTCTACATGAAGGGACTGAGCCGATATTTCAAGACCGGGATAAACCCGTACGCGATATTCGATCTGCCAGATGTGGTCGAACTGCAGCAGCAAGTGTTAGACCGTTTGAAGGTAAATGCGTTTGCCTGCGACACGTCGGTGCCTACTTTTCATTGGGCAGAGATCGGACATCCCGTGTTCTGCATCAGCATGTACGCCTTCTCTGAGTTCGACCAGGCTACGCGCGACTGGTACGCCGAGCGCGTCCTGAAGCATTGCCGCCACGGGCTGATGGTCTGGAACTTCCCGCAGGCGCAGGAAGGTGCAGACGGCCGCTGGTTCGGTGGCCCGCCGTATCAGTTCGTTGAATGGCCGATGCTGACGATTCCGGCCCAGCCGGCGCTGTACGACGGCCACCTTGAGGTCATGTGGTGAAGATCGAGACGACGGACATGCCGCGGCCCGAGAACACGGCGATACGGCTACAGCCGGCTGTGACCGATCACGCGCCGCGGTGCTGGCAGTGCCGTCGCAAGTTGGCGGGGAAGATGAGCAGACCGTGGGAGATCATCTGTCAGAAGTGCAACGCGCTCAACGCCAGTGCGCCTTGAGTCACTCAACTCTGACTGTGGCAATGATCGTCAAGGACGAGCAGGCGCTCTTCCCCGGCGCGTTGGCTTCGGTGTCGTTTGCAGACGAGATCATTGTTGGAATTGACAGCCGGACCACCGACAGTACCGTACTGATCGCTCGTAAGGCCGGGGCGCGCGTCCACGACTTCGACTGGGAAGACTCGTTCTCCGCCGCCAGGAACCTCGGCATCAAGAAAGCGCGCAAGGATTGGATCCTGATCATTGACGCCGATGATCGAGTAACCAGTTGGGGCCACTACATGATTAGCCAGACCATGCGACAGCCGCGCGCGGACGTTGACGCCTACGGATTCCAGATCCAGAACCGCAGGTTAGACGACACGGTCCAGGAGGTCGACGCACTGCCGAGCATTAGGCTGTTCCCGAATCACCGCGGCATCCACTACGAGAACCGCGTCCACGAGGTGCTCAGGGCTAAGGACGGCTCGCCGTTACGCCTCGGCTGGTTACGCGGCGGGATCGGCATGGTGACGTACGGCTACGACCCGGCCATCTACCAACTCCGCGACAAGGATAGGCGGAATACGACGCTGCTGGCGAAGCAACTACAGGAACAGCCGCACGACCGCGTCTCGTGGTATGAACTCGCCTGCCAGCACTCATACGAAGGGCGTATGGCGCTGGCGTGCGAGGCTGCCACGATCGCCATGCAACTGCCCGGCAACTTGCGCCCCGAGTTGGTAAAAGACCTTGAGAAGATCCTGAATTCGCAATCTCTTGACACAAACGTAGGCGCGCGCACATAGTTAGCGACAAATCTAGATTCTCAACGACATATAAGCGGCCCCCACTGCAATCGCGGCCCAGCAAAGCAGTGCGAGGGCCGTTTTTCTTTGCCCGAGACAAAAACTCTCCCCATAGGCTTTGAACTCAAAGCCGTTTCTGGCCGCACCATTGAAGGCTATGCCGCCGCGTGGGCCCGCGACCGCGTAAACGACATCATCGACCCGAAAGCCTTCAATCGCACGATCCAGGCCAACCCGGACGTAGCGATCTTCGTCGGCCACGACTCGACGAAACTGCCGGTCGGTGAGCCCATCGAGATGCGAGCCGACAGTCACGGGCTGTTCACCCGCTCGCTGATCTACGACACGCCCGACGGTAACGCGCTGCTCGAGGTCGCCAAGGCGCGGCTTTCTAAGGGGAAGACGCTCGGCATGAGCATCGGCTTCCGGACGGTCAAGGACCATTGGGACGCCAAGCAGAAGGCGCGCATCCTCGAAGACGTCGACCTGATCGAGTATTCGTTTCTCGCCTCACCGCTGCTTGCCGCCAACCCGCAGGCCATGGCACTGGGCGTCAAGGCGAAGAAAGCGACCTCGCTGGTCATGGAATCGTACGAGGACTTGCAAGGCGATCTCTGTGATGCCGCGACAGCGGCACTCGGCGGGGGCTACTGCTGCGTCGTGGCGACGTATCCTGACCACGTGATCGTCATGTCCATGGAAACTGGCGATTCAGACGGCGAGTACTGGGACTTCCCGTACACGCTCGATTCGGACATGGAGCCGACGCTCGGCGAGCCGAAGCCCGTACAGCAGGCGTTTGTCGATGACGCCGCCGAAGCTCGCGGTAAGGCATTCAAGGCGACGCTCGACGCGGCCGCGCGGAATGCGCTCAGTTCCGGCGACTACGCCTACACCGACTCCAGCGGCGGGCAGCATTTGCCAGTCAACGACGCGGCACACGTGCGAGCGGCAATGGCTCGATTCAATCAGACGCACTTCGAGTCGCCGGCGAAACGCGCTACCGCCGCCAGGAAGATTATCAGCCGCGCGCGAGCGCTAGGAATAGACGTATCCGCGGATTCCGCGGTTGCACAAGCCGCGAAGGGAGTATCTATGGATCTCGAAGATTCCGCGTTTGCCTACATTGACTCGGGCGGCGTGCTCGACACGGAACAGAAGACCGTCCCCCGCTCAGCGCGGCACGTGCCGCACCACAACCCGGACGGCTCGGTCGACATCGACGTGGTCAGGGAGTTCCTGGAGGCCCCCGGCGACGAGCACAAGGCAATCGGCCACATGATGGCTCACGCCTGGGATGCTGGTCTGTTCGGCCTGAAATCGACCGCTACGTACGACCGGACGGTTGGCGCTTCTCGGATGTTCCTGGAGATCGCCTACAAGGCGCTGGTGTTGGCCGATCGTGCTGCCGCGGACCGCTGGGCTATGACCCGGTCGGGTCTTGACACACACGAGGCTATGCGGCTGTACGACGGTGCTCAGACGGAGGCGAAGGCGCTTGGCGACCTGGCGTATCAGGTGGTCAAACGAGCGCAGGAAATTGATCGCGGTGAAGATGGCGCGGCCCTCGCCAATACGTGGCGCACGGCTTTCGAACTACTGGACCTTGAGGAGGTCGCATAGATGAGCCTGACCACGAAGCGGGCCGAACTGGAGTCTGTAAAGGCTCGTGGTACGGCCTTCATCGAACAGTACGCTGCCGGCGGCATGCCGCAGGACAAGCAGAATGAGTTGATCGCGCTGCGAGCGCGCGGATACGAACTCGCCGGCGAGATCAAGGAAGAGCGGGCGCTTGACGAAAGCAAAAAGGACTTTGCGAACCTTGACGATTTCCTGAACAGTCCGAACTACAAGGTTCCGCACGGCGTCGGCGAGAACGAAGACGACGGCCACAAAGCCCTGCGTCAGGGCGGATGGGAAGTCAAAGGCGGGATGGTCTACGCCCCCACCAGCGTCGGCGAGATGTACCCGATGTATACCGAGGAGACGCTCTTCGGTGATGTTCCTGCCGATGCCGGCGACGGCGTCAAGGAGTACATCAGGATCACCCGTCGCGCCATGCAGCCGGATTACAGGAAAGCCTACGAACGCTACCTGCGGCTAGCGGGCCAGATGCACGATGCTGGGATGGCCTACACGCGGCTGAGCAGCGACGAGCAGAAGGCCCTCACCGAAGGCACAGATACCGCTGGCGGATTCCTCGTTCCGCCGGACATCCAGGCTGAACTGCTCGTCCGCAAGGCGCAGATGGCCGGCGTCCGTCGGGCTGGCGCGCGCGTGCAGGCCACGAGCCGCGACATTCTCAAGTACCCAATGGTGCAGGCGGCTTCCGCCACAACCGGCGGTCTTGCTTCAGGTGGCGGCTCGATCTGGTCATCGGGCTTCGTCGGATCGGTCGCTGGTGAGACGCCAACGTTCACCGACACTGATGCCGCGTTCGGCTCGTTCGACGTGCCGGTCAAGAAGATCCGGGTCGTCACGAAGTTGTCTAACGACTTCATCGCTGACGCTGTGGTTAACGTGCTCGCCTTCCTCAGCCAGAACGGCGCCGAGAACATGGCGCTGGTCGAGGATAACGAGTTCCTGAACGGCGACGGTTCCGCGCTTCACCCGCTCGGTCTGCTGAACAGCGGCCTGACCACGGTCGACGTGGAAGGGACCACCACCAACACGATCAGCAACACCTCCGGTGCCGCGGGTTCTGCTCCGAAGATCATCGACGTTGAGTACGCGGTACCAAGCCAGTACATCGCGAATGCCAAGTGGATGTGTAGAAGGTCCGTAGAGGGCCACATCAGGAAACTCGTGGACGGTAGCGGCAGGTTCATTTGGCCTGGCGTCCTCGGTTCGGGCTTTGCGATGCCGGCCAAGGAGATCGACGGCTACCCGATCGTCAACTCCGAGTTCATGCCGATCGACAACACCGATACCAATCAGGTGCTCCTGTTTGGTGATTTCTCGGGCTACATCATCGCTGAGCGCGCGCAGATCACGTCAACCATTCTCCGCGAGCGGTTCGCTGATACCGACCAGACAGGCATCATCCTGTGGGAGCGGGTCGGTGGCGCAACCTGGAATCCCGATGCGTTCCGCGTCGGCGTCGTCTAAAGGAGGTCTTGAACAAACATGCCTAGTCACGGGAGCCTTTCAGATAGCGTTCTGACGACGCTGCACCTCTCTGGCCGATCTGCTTCAGCGGTTGCCAACGGCACCGCGGTCGACATGAAAGGCTGGGACGGCGCCAGATTCGTCATCTCGCTCGGCACCTTCGGCGTGAACTCCACGTTCGACGGCCTCGCGCAGACGGCGCCAGACTCGGGTTTCAATACGATTACCAACGTGGCGAACTCGAACTTGACGCAGATCACCAACGCCAACGGCATCGCCATTGTGGACGTGTTCCGCCCGACCGCGCGCTACATCCGATTCCAGGCGACGCCCGCGGTGAACGCGATTGTCTACACGGTCAATGTGGACCAGTACCGGCGTAACGGCATCCTGCCGCCGACGCAGGCCGCGGTCCAGACAATCCGAGTCGCACAGAACTAGTCAAGGAGAACCATGACCATAGCTACGCTTCCGGTCGACGCTACGACCGCACGCGAAGCGCTGTCTGCCTGCTGGCAGGCGCGCGATCCGAAGACGCCCGAGGAAATCCTCGAGTTCTACCGCACCGCCGGTCCAGAACTTGAGGACGACCTCACCGCGTTTCATCAGTCACCCGAACGTCAGAAGTGGACAGTTGGCCTCGTCCACATCGCTAAAACATTCAAGGCGAAGATCACCATCGACATTGGGGCCGGCGCCGGCCACGACTTGCGCGCCCTGCGCGACGAGGTAGGCGTCGAACGCATCATCGGCGTTGAGCCGAATGACCGACTACGGAACCGACTAGCAGCCGAAGGCTTCGAGATGGCTGCCAGCATCGTAGACGTGGACCTGGACCAGGCTGACGTGATCTCGTGTTTCGACGTACTGGAGCACGTGGTAGACCCCGAGGCGTTTCTCGGGTTTATCGCAAGCCAGGCGCGCCTCGGCTGCGTCCTACTTGAAACGTGCGCTACGTTCGATACCGATATCCCGCTGCACCTCGCGGCGAATCGCGGTTGGCGCACCGGCCGCTGTATGGAAACCTACGGCTGGGAACGGGTCGGTGATGATGGCCGGCAGCGCGCATGGATGCGCCAGGGTAGCGAGAACCGGCTGAGCACGGCGCTGATACCGGTTACTGCCCGCAGCGTCTCTATGCCGACGCACCGCAGCATCGTCAAACTGCTCACGTCAGATCCGGAAAACAAACTCGGCTGGCGCGAGTTCCCCGCGAGCGAGTCCGGGCTGCTCAGAGCGCGCAACATCGCCGCGTCACGCTGGTATACCGAAACAGCAGATGACGTGTTCCTGATGGTCGACGACGATCAGGAGTTCAACCCGCACGAGGCTAATCGACTCGTCACCCTGTGCCGTAACGGCCACGACATTATCGCCGGCGCGTACCCCGTAAGGGATGGGACGCATCTGGCGATGCGAACGTTTACCGACGACCCCGTGATGTTTGGTGATAACACCGAGCCATTCAAAGTACGGCACGCCGGCACGGGCTTTATGGCGATCCATCGGCGGGTTCTCGACAAGTTGATCCCGACGCACAAACTGATGTTCGCCAGTCAAGCGTGGGCGTACTGGCCGATGTTCCACTTCATGCCGATCGTGGACGAGCCGGCCGGCGGCTACAGCGAACTCAGCGAAGACTACGGGTTCTGCGAAGACGCTCGCGCGCTCGGCTTCGATGTCTGGATCGACCCGCAGATCAAGCTCGACCACTACGGGAAGGTGCCGGTGAGCATCAAGAACATGCAGAGGATCAAGGAGGCGATCGATGCCCACTAAGCCAGTCGATCCGGCCGAGGCTCAGGTCAACGCCGACCTCGCGGCCGCTCACGCCGAGAAGGCCGCGGATGAGGCAGAGAAGGCCGAGCGCAAACTTGCCGAGGCGACCAAGGACGATCCGAAGGCGAAGCTCTGCCCGGTCTGTACCGTCGAGATGGTCCAGCACGAGAAGAATGGCGGCTCAAAGAGCGGCTGCTGGCACTGCAATACCTGCGGCGAGTGCTGGAAGCCAGACCTGTCAGGGCCGCGCTACCCATAGTCCATGACCGCTGTATACGCCGACGTTGACGACCTGAAGGACCGGCTGGGTATCAGCCTGAACGATGCGCGCGAAAGCACGCTCAATCAGGCGATCGCCGCTGCCTCCCGCTGGGTCGAGAACCAACTCGGCGGGCGGCGGTTCTACACGGTCAATGAGACGCGGTACTACACGCTTGAGCAGACGGGCCGCACCATGAGCAGTATGGGCTACGGATTGGGCTACGGCGGCGGCGCGTGGTCTGTGCAGTCCGCTACGTGGGGCATGGGATCAGCATCGCGCATCGTGATCGACGACGCGGTGAGCGTCACCTCTGTAGCTACCGATCAGGACGGCGACGGCACGTATGAAACGCCGTGGACGGTTACGACGGACTACTGGGTCGGCCCGAGGAACGCTCCGGCGATGCACCGGCCTTACCGAACCATAAACCGAAACCTAGCCGTGGGCCGCTACGGGTTCCCCTGGTGGGAAGACTCCATCCAGGTCATCGGCGCCTTCGGGTATGCGACCACGGTTCCTGACGAGATCCGCGAGGTGACGCTGGCGGTCGCCGAGTTGTACTCGCGCGACGTGATGGAGATGTCCATCCCAGGTGTTGAGTCGTACTCGCTGTCGACCGACTTGAAGATCAACATGGCCGTCGCGGACTTGCCGATGGTCTGCCAGAAGACGCTCACCCAGTATCGGGATACGCAGTTCCTCATATGACCGTCATCCTGTCGAACGTAATCCAGCGCTGGGGGAATGGTGCTGACGGCAGCCCGAAGGCAAACGCCGCGCTCTTCGCTACGTACCTGGCGATTGCAACGGTTCTGCGGAAGTCGATGGTCAGTGACGGCGCGGGCGGGCAGACGGACACCTACGCGAGCGTTGGTACTGCGGCATGTAACTTCGAGCGAACAATGAGAATTCCGCGCGAACAAGAGCAGTTCGAGCGCATCGAGAACGTGGCCTACTGGGACTTCTCGTTTGTGCCAGGCTCCGTAGACGTTCACGCGACGGATCGTTTGCAGGTTGGAACCCGCACCTTCGAAGTCATTGGGCGGGGATTGGGATCGTCAACTGTCGCGCTGCACATCATCACGATGGAAGTTCTCTAAAGGAGCGTCTAGAACTATGACCGAAATGCCCGTAGAAGCCCCGGCCGAAGTCGTCGAAGCCCCGCCTGAAGTCGTCGATGATGCGCCGGCTATGCCGACCTCTGAGAATTGCCGCTGGTGCGGCGCGGCTCACGATCAGATGCCGGACGATCCGTCAGACTGGCTGTGCGCTGACTGCGGTCGATATCAGGACGCGATGATATGTCCTACGTGTGGCGGGTTGGCCCGAGTGTCGTTATTGCCGGCCAACATGGTTCCAGCGCCGGTGTTATCGAAGAAAGGCAAAAAGTAAATGGCAAACGAAACAGCATTCACGCCGATCAACTCGACCGGGCCTGGCACGCTGCTGACCGCGGCCGCAGCCGTCGATGGAACGAACGGCAACAAGTTTGCCAACCCGACGGGGCGAGCCATCATCGAGATCACGAACGGCGCGGCCGGCGCGATCAACGTAACGTTCACCACCCAGGCGAATTACAACGTGGTCGGCACGAGCGGCAACGTTACCTACGCAGTGGCCGACTCGCTCATCGCGCTGTCGAACGCCACTAGCAAGGTGTTCGGGCCGTTCGACAAGTCGCTCTATAACGACACGAACGGGAACGTCATCGTCAACTACTCGGCGGGTACGAGCATCACGGCGCGCGTCATCGAGGTGTTCCTCGCATAGGTCATGGCATTCACGTTCTCGATCACGAAGAATCTTATCCCGCAGTTGCGGCAGAGCATCGTGGATAAGTCCACTAATGCAGTGCGAGATAACGCCCACTTTATGCAGGGCTACGCGGGTGGTATTGCGCCTGTCCGGACTGGTGCGTTTCGTGTCTCGATTTACGTGAATGGACCAGACGGTGAGTCTGATTATTCTGAACGGGCCGGTCTAGCTGAATCGGCAAATCCCAACGCACACATTACCCCGGAGCTTCAGGCAGCCACGGCCGATCCCAGGGCGAACGGAGCACCGCGAGATCAGGCGACAGGACGGTTTACCTATCCGCAGGCCATCGTTGCGTCTGCCGTTGAGTACAGCCTGTACCTAGAGGAGGGCACGTGGAAGATGTCGCCGCGGCCAACATTCAGGCCAGCGGCTCTCGCGACTGAATTCAGGTTCCTGACAGATATGACTCAGGTTGCGAGCGGGTTCTGATGCCGGCTGAACTCGCTCGAGTTGAGCAGTGGATGTATTCGACGCTGGCTGGCGATGCGACGGTGAGCAGTATCGTCAGCACACGGATTTATGCGGACGAGGCGCCACAGGAAGCGACGTTCCCGATGGTGATCTTCGCTCACATCGGCAACGTAGACATTCTGCGCTCAGGCAACCACGGGCGAGTTGCCAAGAACATCTACCTCGTGCGAGCCATCGGGCGCGGCTCAAGCGTGCAGGGCGACATCCTGACAGTAGCCGACCGGTTTGATCCGCTACTACTCGTACAGAATGTGACGGTGAACGGTGTGAATATCGCCTACGTCCAGCATGACCAGCACGCGATCCGGAAGGACTCCTCAGACGGTATACCGGTGTCATACATCGGTTCGTACTATCTCGTGTTTACGCAGCCGATCTGATGGATGAGCGGGAGTTCTGGACGCAGATCCGGCGAGGCCTGATGACGGTAGTCGATGTGATCGAACGGAAGTACGATCTGCCGCGGAGTACGCGCTACTCCTGGTCTTGGCGGCCAGAACCCCTCAACAATGGGACCACGCGCGTAGGCGCCTCGTCTCTGTCTGACTCTAACAAGGAGATCAACGGATGACCGGCACCTTCAACCATGGCAACGTTTCCAAGTTCACCTACAACTCGGTCAGCCTGGACCAGTGGGTGACAAGCACCTCGCTTGATATCACGCGCGAGATCAAGGATGTGCGACCAATCGGCGGAGCAGCGGTAAGCCGCGTGGTTGGTCCATACATGGGCACGATCTCCGTGGACTTCGGCTACGACCCGGCGCTAGACGCCACCCTATCGCCGCTGTTCCTGGCGTCTACGCCCGCGAGTAATACATTCAGTTTCCAGCCGGCAGGCTCCGGCGGCGGTACGCATACGTTCTCGGGCAGCGCGCTTATGGCAACGTATAGGATCGACGCGAGCGGCAGCGATGTGGCGATGATAAAGACGACGTTCGCGGTCGTCGGCACGATTACTAGCACGTAGCCCGAATTCTCGGGCTACGTAATACCCATTACCCCTGAAGGAGGGCTCATGGACAATTTTCTTTCTGCCGATCAGATATGGGACGCGGACGATATCCGTGAGGAGACGATCGACGTTCCCGAGTGGCACGGCAAGGTGCGTATCCGCGCGCTTACGCTCGAACAGATTACGCATCTGGCTGCCAAGGTCTCCCGCCGTATGCCCAATGGTCAGGAAACCGTCGATCGCGAGTTGAGCGTCGCGCTGACGTTGATCTATGGCATGGTCGAGCCGAAGTTGACCGAACTCGATGTCGCACGGCTCAGGGAAAAGTCCGCGTCTGCCGTGACGCGCATCGTGCAAGCAATCAACGCTCTCGGTGTGACGGAGGAAGCCATCGACGGCGCCGCCAAAAGGCCTACGCCAGGATTCGATCAAGCGCTTCCAGTACTCGTTAGCTCGCGAACTAGGGATGATGAGGGCTGACCTGGTCCGACGGATGAGCGTTACGGAACTCATTGACTGGGTAGCATTCTTCAAGATCGAGCAGGAAGACCAGCGACGTGCCCAAGAGCGGGCTGAGGATCAGGCGACCGCACGCTCTATGGCTAGAGGGATGCGCTAGCTGAGCCCCGATGGCAACCAGCATTGCCGACCTGTTCGTATCGGTTAGCGCGGACGTTTCTGGAGCACTCACCGGGCTTGACTCGCTCAACACCTCGGTCAACCGTGCCGGCGCGTCCTTCGCCCTAGCGCAGCAAGTTGCGCAACCATTCTTCGATATCTTCCAGGGCGTAGCCGGCGCGTTCACCAATGCGATTCAGTCGGCATCCGACTTCGATACCAAGCTAACCCAGGTCCGCAACAACACCGTGATGACCGATGCGGATGCGGCATCAATGCGCGACACCATTTTGAGCCTCGGTGCCACGGGGCCTGTGGCACTGAACGAAATAGCAGACGCGTATATGCACGTGTCGAATATGGGATTTCAAGCCCAGGACGCGACAACCGTCATGGATGCTGCGTTCAAATCGGCGACGGCGGCAGGCGCTAATTTCTCGGACACGGCCGAGGTGCTGTCCAAGACGCTCAACGAGTTCAACCTTCCAGCCACCGATGCGGCCAAGATCATGGACCAACTGCATGTCGCCGCGGCCGAAGGCAACCAAACATTGCAGGAGTTCGATCAGGCATTCGGTCCTCTCGGTGCTGCTGCATCGGCTCTGGGTGTTCCGTTAGATCAGGTCATTTCTGCAATGTCGACTCTGACCGAACACGGCTTCAGTGCTGCCCAAGCGGCCGTACAGGTTAGGGACGAACTACTGCATATCGTCAATCCTAGTAACGCCGCTCAAGCAGCAATCCAGAATCTCGCGGACGTATCCGGAGACGCCGGCCTGGTGGCAGATTTTACGGCGGCAGGGCTTGCCTCAAAGGGATTGACTGGCGTGATGGCCGATACGAAGGCAGCTATGGACGCAGCCGGCCTGAGTGTCGACCAGCAAAACGCCCTATGGCTGAAGATCATCCCGAACATTCGGGGTGGCCTGGGCGCGGCGGTTCTGACAGGTCAGGGGTTTCAAGACTTCCAGCGCATTCTGGGCGACGTCGATAACTCGCTCGGAACCACTGATGCCGCGTTTACGCGCATCCAACAAACAGTGAACTTCCAATGGGGCGAACTAACCAACCAGTTCAAGGAATTGGCTATCGCACTTGGCGATCAGTTACAGCCCATCCTAGTGAAAGGGCTTGAGATTCTGAATTCCTGGGTAGCCGCGTTCAGAGCTTTACCCCAGCCAGTACTGGACACGATTGCTGTCATGACGGGAGTCGTCGGCCTATTGGCCGGACTGCTCGGTGCGGCGGTACTCCTCGGCCCGGCGTTGGACGTGATTGGGGTTGCCTTTGCTGCCATGGTAACGACCATCACGCCGTCACTAGGGCTAATAGGCCTGGTCACGCAAGCCATCGGCGTGCTCTATAAGGCCTGGCAAGATGATTTCGGCGGCATCCGCGAGGTCACCTCAACGGTGTGGGCGGCAGTACAGGTATTCCTGGGCAGTTTCCAGGGTGGACTGAACCTGCTCACCGTGGCGATGGCGACCCTTATGTCCGGGAACTTCACTGGATTTTTGGATCAACTCAGACTCGCCGTCCAGAATTTTACGGATACGTTCGGGCCAGCGCTATCCAATCTGATCCCGGTCGTATTGTCTGCACTCGGCCAACTTTCAAGTGCGATCCTCGACTGGGCAACGACGACGGGATTACCTCAACTCGGCGCCTGGGCGCAGGTGTTTATCGACTGGGTCATCCCGATCAAGCCGGCGCTACTCGCCAGACTTGGTGAGCTTGCGACTACCGTTCTTCAGTGGATAGCGACGACCGGGGTACCAAGCCTGCTGGCGTGGGTAAATGCGTTCATCGACTGGGTCAGCCCGCTAATCCCGCCGCTACTTGCGGAACTCGGACAGATCGCGACCGCGGTCGCTGACTGGATAGCGACGACTGGTGTGCCGACCTTACTAGCGTGGGCAGAGGCGTTCCTCGACTGGATCACCCCACTGATCCCCCCGCTGCTTGCCGAGTTGGGGAAGATTGCAACAGCGGTTGCGGATTGGATAGCGACAGTAGGCTTACCGATCCTGTTGGTATGGGCGACGGCGTTCATCAACTGGGTCGAGCCGTTGATTCCACCGCTGCTGGCGGAACTCGGGAAGATCGTGGTCGCTATCGCCGAGTGGGTTATCGGGACAGCGCTACCGGCCCTTATCCAGGTTGCTCTTCAGTTAGCCACGGCCTTCCTCAGTTGGGTGCTCCCGATCATCCCCCCGCTGTTACTGGAACTCGCCCAACTACTGGCTACTATCGCTGGCTGGGTTATCGGGACAGCCTTGCCTTTGATCGCTCAGCAAGTATTCCAATGGGGCGGGGCGTTTATCGGCTGGGTTGGCGCGACAGTCCCTCCGTTGCTACTCGAGCTCGCGCAACTGCTAGTCGCTATAGCGAGTTGGGTCATCGGAACGGCGCTGCCGCAGATTACCCAATACGCCCTCCAGTTTGGCAGCGCCTTCCTGGGGTGGGTGGCGCCACTGATCCCGCCATTGTTACTCGAACTGGCTCAGATCTTGGCGACTATCGCCGGATGGGTCATCGGGACCGCGCTACCGATAATTTCCCAGCAAGTATTCCAGTGGGGGCAGGCATTCATAGATTGGG